TGAACAAAGTACCTCCAGTAGAGCGTGATATTCTCACAGGTGGTCTTACGACTGCCTGTGCAGGTCTCTGGTGTCAATTCCTCTCTGAGGAGCACCATTGGGAAGGTAATACCTCCCTATCAGAATATTACGAACGTCGCTCACAGGAGCTTATAGGAGGCCCTAGGGGTGCTTTACACGACCGTAGGCTAGAGGAGGTCATAAAACGATGGAAACGTATGTAATTTTACTTCAATCAATCATGGAGTTTGAATTTCAAGTAGACGCTTTGTCCCCAACAGATGCGTTAGATAAATTTAAGCTAAAAGAAGCCAGACAGACGGGTAACTTAGAGGGTGATTTGGTACGCGATTACCAAATCAAAGTAGTGCCTTTTAATAACGCAGAGAGTAAGGCTTTAGAAAATTACTATTGGGACGTACAGGCGAGATAACATGGAAGCGATAACATTTCAGGACTTTGCACTCGTACTTTTGTTTGCCGTAGCGATTGCAATGGTCACGGGTGGGGTGATAGGATATGTACTAAACAAATGGAGACGTGATAAATGGTAATGTTATGCGGTTTGATTCTGTTATTACTGGTGATTATATGGATATACAAATAGGAGCATCTAATGAGGTGTAGAGCGTGTAACGTCGAGTTGTCGGATTATGAGGCAACACTTAAGGACACTCAGAGCGATGGGTACTTTGATCTGTGCTTAGAGTGTCTAACAGCAACACGTCAAGCAGTGTTTGACTCAGAACTCAAAGGAGAGTATAATGTTACTAAAGAATTCCAAAGTTCTAAGGAAGAACCTGAGGAGTAATATAAAAAAGATTAACGTAAAGAAGAAACTAATGTATACTATAGAGTATAGAGAGTTTTTGAATGAGGTTAAAAAATATGTTGAATGATATCTCAACAGCGATTATAATATTAGAATTACGGAACAGAGTCTTTGACCAGATCGAAGACCCTGAGCCACAGTGGGACGCTTTACTGTCTGAAATGTCAGGTAAGCGTCTTTTAGAACTAGGTGCGGTCTTACAAAATATCCGCCTAGCAACACCAGAACCTAAGGAGGTCTGATAATGTCTGTAATTAATGGTGTCGTCGCTTTTGCTAACCTAGCAGAGCATGAGGTCTATAACGGCCAATCAACTGGCAAGTATTCGCTTGTCTTGTCGCTTGACGATTCTGAGGCTGAGAAGCTAGAAAAGGAAGGTGTCAAGATTAAAATGTACAAGAACCAAGCACAACGCAAGTTTGCTACCAAGTTCGACGAGTTCCAAGTGATCGACAATGACGGTGAGCCTGTCAGTAAGTCGTCTGTGCGCTACGGTGACAAGGTGCGTATCAAGTACAACCTTGGCAACGAACACCCTGTCCACGGTACATCTGTGTATCTTCAGGCTGTTCGGGTCGTAGAGAAGGGCGAGGTTGAATTGGATGATGATGGAGAGTTCTAATGACTCGTTTGTTCGCCACGAGTCCTGTGAGAAGTGCGGGAGCAGTGATGCTCTCGCAGTCTACACGGACGGACATGGATACTGTTTTAAGTGTCAAACCTATTTTAAGGAGGCTACATCTGTGGAGACCGCTAGTAATGTTGTGTCGTACACTAAGCCAGTGGAAATGTATGGAACCACTCAAGCGATTCCAGATCGAAAGATATCGGAAGCAACTGCGCGGAAGTTCAAGGTACATTCTGACGAACACTCGCAATATTACCCCTACTATAACGGACACGGTACATTAGTCGGGTGTAAGATTCGGGAGGTCTCTACCAAGACCTTCCGTTCTCAGGGTGACCTAAGGACGAACGTCATGTTCGGTCAGCAATTGTTCAACACAGGCGGTCGCTATGTGACCGTCGTGGAGGGCGAACTGGACGCACTGGCGGCCTATGAGATGCTTGGGCGTTACCCGGTTGTCTCTGTGTCCAAAGGTGCGGCAGGGGCAGTCAAGGACTTCAAGCAGAACCTAGAGTGGCTTGAGGGCTTTGAAAATGTGGTCATTTGTTTTGACAGCGATTCTGCGGGCCGTGAGGCGGCTGAGAAGTGTGCTCAGGTACTATCCCCCAACAAAGCAAAGATCGTCTCTCTGACGGACTTTAAGGACGCTTCAGACTATCTTATGAACAATAAGGTCAGGGCGTTCACTGCTCAGTGGTGGGAGGCTAAGACCTATCGTATGACTGGGGTGATAACCCTGGAGGACGCTTGGGGTGACTTCATCAAGCGAGGGACTGAGGAGATCATTCCGTTCCCTGAGAGCTTTGGTATGCTCAATTCTATGCTGAATGGTGGCATTGCCGCAGGAGAGATCACCGTGATAGGTGCACTGACCTCTGTTGGTAAGACCACTATGGTCAACGAGATTGCGTATCACTTCTGGAAAAATACAACCAAGACGATTGGCTGTGCGTTTCTAGAGGCATCCAATGGTGAAGCCGTAGAGAACCTGTTGACGATTCACACAGGACATAACCTGTCGCTTGAGGATCGTAAGAACATCGACTTTGACAAGTTACGCTCTGAGATCATCACGGACGGCAGGATACTGCTATTGGATCACAACGGTGCTGTAGATACGGATGAGTTGTTCCTGAAGCTCCGGGCGATGGTCAAGGGTAGCGGATGTGACGTGATTATTATTGACCCGCTACAGGCGGCTGTGACGAGTAACGAGAACAAGACCATTGATGACTTCATGGATCGACTTCTCAAGCTCGTCAAGGAGACCGATGTGTCCGTGATTATCGTCAGTCACATGCGTAAGCCTAGCCTGACGAATCCTCACAACGTCAACGAGTATGATCTTAAGGGGTCAGGGTCAATCAACCAGATTGCATTCAACACGATCCTACTCAGTCGTGACAAGATGGCTGAGGACGAGTACGCGCGGAACTCAACGCAAGTTCAGGTGGTCAAGTGCAGACGCACAGGCATCACAGGCAGTGCCGGGTGGCTCTACTACAACGCCTTGACAGGTCGTGTAGAGCGAGGGGTTGCTCCTGAGATCAATGAAGCAAATAACGTAGAGGAGTTTTAATGCGCTGTATCTGGGACATCGAAACCGACGGTCTCAAGCCTAACGTCATATGGTGCTTGTGTGCCATCAAGGACGATAAGATGTATACGCTTGAGATGCCGACAAAGGAGATGGTAGAGGAGTTGTTTGCTGACGTGACTGAACACGTAGGCCATAACATCATCAACTACGATATTCCTGCGGTCGAGAGAATCCTGGGGGTACAGATCCAAGGTGACGTTACAGACACACTGGTGCTGTCACGTCTGTATAACCCAAGTCTGGAGGGTGGTCATTCGCTTGCCGCTTGGGGTGAACGACTGAAGTTTGCAAAAGGAGACTATTGTGACTGGACTGCGCTTACGCCTGAGATGCTTGAGTATTGCAAGCAAGACGTTAGAGTTACTGAACAGACGCTTGCCTTTCTTGAGAAAGCACTTGAACCGTTTGGAGATACAAGTCTTGATCTGGAGCACAGAGTACAGTGTGAGATCCATAAGCAAATGTCTAACGGATGGCTCCTCGACCAAAGACAAGCGTTCGACCTCGTTGCAGGATTAAAGGAGAAACAGAATGAACTTGAAGACAAAGTACATGAGAAGTTTAAGCCGCTACCTACATTTGTTAAAGAGGTACAGCCTAAATACAAAAAGAATGGTGATCTATCGTCTGTCGGGCTTAAGTTCCTAGGAGACGCTTGGGGCAACGTAGGCGGCACCTTTAGCCGTCTGGATTGGCCTGAGTTTAACCTAGGATCACGACAGCAGATCGGGAGGTATCTTAGGCGTTTCGGATGGAAGCCTGAGAAGTTTACGGAGAATGGTCAAGCTATTGTTGACGAAAAGACATTGGAGACTGTTACTGACATACCTGAGGCACAGCTTATTGCGGAGTACCTCATGGTTCAGAAGCGGATCGCACAAGTCCAATCGTGGCTTGATGCAGTCGAGGATGACGGTCGAGTGCATGGACAGGTCAACGCCATTGGGGCAGTCACAGGACGTATGACGCACAGTAGTCCTAACATGGCTCAAGTACCTGCCGTAGGGGTTCCGTATGGCACAGAGTGTCGTGCTCTGTGGATTGTACCAGAAGGACGTAAGTTAGTCGGTGTGGATGCGTCAGGCCTTGAGCTACGGATGCTTGCCCACTACATGAACGATAAGGAGTATACGAATGAAATCCTCAACGGAGATGTTCATACAGCAAATCAAATCAATGCAGGGCTGTCTACACGCGCTCAAGCAAAGACATTTATATACGCATTCCTATACGGAGCAGGAGACGCTAAAATCGGTTCTATTGTGGATGGAGGTCAGAGACTTGGAGCGAAACTTAGACAACGCTTTCTCGACAATACTCCCGCACTTGCAGAACTTAGAGAAAGAGTCGCCATTGCCGCCCAAAGAGGTTACCTCAGAGGACTGGATGGACGATGCCTTCACATCAGAAGTGAACATTCTGCCTTGAACACGTTGCTTCAGTCAGCGGGTGCAGTGGTTATGAAGAAGGCTCTGGCTATCTTCTCGCAGTATGCTCCAAAGTGGAATCTTGACTACAAGCTCCTTGGGTCTATCCACGATGAATACCAGATAGAAGCTAGGGCTGACCACGCTGATAAGGTAGGGTACCTGATGGTTGAGTCAATTAAGGCCGCAGGGATTGCCTTTGAAATGAACTGTCCGTTGGATGGAGAATATAAAGTTGGAAATAACTGGGCACAGACGCATTAGTGTGTTATACTAATAGGATAGTAAGGAGAAATAAATGTCCCAACCGATTTACAATGTAGAAGACTTTGAAGAGCGTTTATCAGAGCTAACTATTGGCACTGAAGATGTACAACAACTAATGGAGTTCGTGCGTATGCAAGAGCGTCGCCTTCAGTTTCAATTGAAGAAGATAGATATTGCGGCAAATATGCTTGGGCATAATTTAATTGATGAGTGTTTAATAGAGATGGATCATGGATAAGCAAATCAATACGCTCATAGACGATATCTATGAATTGATGCAGAACCGTAATACACCTAAGGGTGTAGATGTGGACGCTGAGATTGATCGCTTTGGTGAGGCTATGAAAGACCTCATGAAGAAAGAGTTCAAACCGGGTGGGTTCAGTGATGGCCGTAAGCTACGCCTGAGTTCAATTGGTAAGAACGACAGGCAACTGTGGTATTCTGCCAACAAGTACACTCAGGAGAAGCTCAAGCCACATAACTACATTAAGTTCATGTATGGGCATATGCTTGAGGAGTTTGTACTGTTCCTTACTAGGATGGCAGGACACACCGTAGAGGACGAACAGAAAGCCTGTGAGGTCGAGGGGGTCAGGGGTTCTATGGATGCCCGAATTGACGGTCGGTTGGTTGACATCAAGTCTACATCAACCTACGGCTTCAAGAAGTTCAAGGACGCTACGTTGGCCTTTGATGATCCGTTTGGGTATGTGGCTCAGTTAAAAGCCTATGCTCACTCTGAGGGGGATACAAAGTACGGATGGGTTGCCATTGACAAGCAGAATGGACACCTATGTTATCTTGAGTATGACGAGATGGACACGCAAGCTCCTGTCCACTCTGTCATCAGTTATGACATTGCAGAGCGAGTGCGTCATGTAAAAAAGCTAGTGGAGCTACCGGAGCCACCGGGTTTGTGTTACGAGCCCGTGGACGATGGGAAATCTGGAAACAAAAAGCTCACTACGGGTTGCTCGTATTGCGGCTACAAGCTCCACTGCTACCCATCCTTAAGAGGATTTGCTTATTCTACTGGCGTAAGATTCCTTACTGAGGTAGTTAATGAGCCTAAGGTTCCAGAGTTGAAACTAAAGGAGGTCTGATGAAGTACTCAAGATTCTTAGAAAACAAAACAAGAATGACGATACAAGGAAAGCGGTATCGGGTCGGGAATCCGAATCACCCTTTCCATCAGATTTATAAACTGGAGGGGCATGAGGGTGTTTATAAGGCAATGGGTCTTAAGTTTGCCGATGAGTTAGCTAAAGAAATCAAGCGCAATACTGTTGCCATGTTTGATGCAGTTCAAGAAGGCGATGTCTATGTCATACGAAACATGGCTTGGCCTGATTGGTACAAAGTTGGTAAAGCAGTCAATGCTAAGAATCGTCTTAAGGATTATCAAACATCGTCTCCACACCGTGACTTTGTTTTATGTCATGTGGAATGGTTTGAAAACCGTGATGAAGCAGAAAAAGCAATACACAAGTTACTTAAGAAACATAAGCATTGTCTGGAGTCCAAAAATGAATGGTTTAAGACATATGTTCCCGTAATCCAGGAGGTCATGCGTGAGTACAAAGAAGCGCAAGGGTAAGCCTCCTAAGGGCTACGACAGTTGGTTTGAATATGAGTTACACATTGGTGCACTAAAACAGTGCAAGTATCACACAGGTCTGGTTCACTACACACAGGAGAAAGTATACGAGCCAGACTTTGTCATCGGAGACTTCCTGATTGAGGCCAAGGGCCGCTTCAGGGACTCTGAGGAAGCACGTAAGTATGTAGATATACGAAACAGTTTAATATATGAAGAGTTAGTGTTTGTGTTTTATCACCCAGACACACCAATGCCAAGAGCAAGGAGAAGAAATGATGGTACTAAGTTCACAATGGCTGAATGGGCTGACAAAAACGGTTTTAGGTACTACACTGTCGAGACCGTTACTGAACTTCTTAAGGAAGCGAAAGTATGCTAACCTTTGCCGACGTGTGTGACCGTTTAAAACAACAGGACGAGATCAGTGTCCTAGAGGTGCTTGAGATCACCTCTGAGGAACTGGTTGATAGGTTTAACGATAAGATTGAAGAGAAGCTCGATTACTTTATCGAGGACTTGGAGGATGGCTAGGAGGTTTGACAATTTGAGCGATTTACATGAGATGGCTAGGAATCATCAATGTGGTGGATCACATTACACAGACAAAAAGATACAGCCTTGGGATGCTATGGAATGTTGGATGACAGAAGAGCAGTTCAAAGGATTTATTTTAGGGAATGTTATCAAGTATATGGCAAGGTTTCAAGAGAAGGGTGGTAGATTAGACCTGCAAAAAGCAAAACATTACCTAGACAAACTGATAGAAATGTGGTAAAATAGTAGGTTCGCCCAATTACTTTATGAGGTACAAAAAATCAATGACAAACTACCTAGGGATAACGATAGACTATGAAAGAGATACTAGACTTAGTGAACAAGCAGATACGCTCATGCGTGACTACTATATGCTCGACCATGAGCGTTCTCCTCAGGAGGCTTTTGCTCGTGCTAGTGTGGCCTATTGTGGCGGTGATCTCGATCTTGGACAAAGGATTTACGATTACGCTTCAAAAGGTTGGTTTATGTTTGCGTCGCCTGTCTTATCGAACGCACCTGACGGAAACGGAGGCAACCGTGGCCTTCCTATTTCTTGTTTCCTTACTTACGTGGGGGACAATCTTGATAGCCTTATTGACCATAACGGTGAAGTAGCATGGCTTTCCGTAAAGGGCGGCGGTGTGGGTGGGCACTGGGGGGACGTGAGAGGTATCAGCGACAAAGCACCGGGGCCGATACCGTTCATGAAAGTGGTGGACAGTCAGATGACCGCCTACAAGCAAGGAAAGACAAGGAAAGGGAGCTACGCCGCATATCTCGATGTAAGCCATCCCGACATTGAAGAGTTTATTTCCTTCAAAGTACCCACTGGCGGTGATATCAACCGTAAGTGTTTTAATTTGTTCAACGCAGTCAACGTGACTGATGATTTTATGGAGAGTGTAATAAATGATACAGAATGGCAACTTACAGACCCAAATACAGGAATTGCAAGAAATACAGTCAAAGCTCGTGAACTGTGGCAACGAATCCTTGAAGCTAGGTTCAGAACTGGCAGTCCTTACATTAACTTTATCGACACAGCCAGAAGGCACTTACCAGAAGCTCAAAGAAAACTTGGATTATCAATTAATGGCAGTAACCTCTGCAATGAAATCCATCTCGCAACAAGTGAAGAACGCACAGCAGTCTGTTGCCTCTCCTCAGTCAACCTCGAAAGATATGACGATTGGAAAACAACAGGAATGGTTGGAGACCTTATCCGATTCTTGGACAACGTGCTTCAATACTTTATTGACAACGCACCAGAAGAACTGGGAAAAGCTGTCTACTCAGCTTACAGAGAACGCTCAGTCGGCCTTGGAGCAATGGGATTCCATGGATACCTCCAAAGCAAAGGTATAGCTTGGGAATCATGGCAAGCCGCAAGTGAGAACTATGCAATCTTCAAAGACATCAAAGCCCAATCTCTTGAAGCCACCTACCAACTCGCTGTGGAACGTGGTGAATGTCCTGATGGAGTGGGTTATGGTATTAGAAATATGCATCTGTTGGCTATTGCTCCTAACGCTAATAGCAGTATCTTATGTGGGTGCAGTGCTAGCATTGAACCACGCATTAGTAACTGCTATGTTCACCGTACTCGTGCCGGTAGTCATACTGTACGCAATCCATATCTGGAGGAGGTCTTAGAATCTTATGGTAAGAACACCAAGAAAGTATGGGCATCAATCATTGAAAGTGAAGGCTCAGTTCAGCATCTGGAGTTCCTTAGCGACGGAGAAAAAGACACGTTTAAGACGGCGTTTGAATTGGATCAGACGTGGGTTGTTGAACATTCCGCCAAGCGGCAGGAGTTTATATGCCAAGGTCAAAGCGTCAACGTATTCTTCCCGTCTGGGACTGACAAGGCTTTCGTCAACCAAGTACACCTTCAAGCGTGGCGGGAGGGTCTCAAGGGGCTATACTATCTCCGTACTACAGCGGGGGTTACTGCTGAGAAGGTTGGGACTAAAGTTGGCAGGAAAGCACTTAAAGACTTTGTAGATGAAGAGGTATGTGTCTCATGTCAGGGTTAGACAATCTTTTAGAGAGACTTAGGATAATTAAAGACATTGATCCCTTTAATAAACAATTACTGAATGATTGCTACGATAGCATCAAAGAATTAAAAACAAGAAACGAATCATTGGAGAAACAACTGAATGAGCTTACTGGAATTAAATACGACCTATAAACCGTTTAAGTATCCGTGGGCAGTTACGTATGCTACGGAGCACGAAAGGATACACTGGATTGAAGATGAACTGGATTTACAGACCGATGTTAATCATTGGAAGTCGGGAAAACTATCGGAGCAAGAAAAGCACCATATCACCCAGATCTTGCGGCTTTTTACGCAAACAGACGTTGCGGTTGGAACAAACTACTTGGAGTATTATATACCCAAGTTTAAGAACAATGAAATCAGGGCTATGCTCACAGCCTTTGCAAGTCGAGAGTTCATCCACCAAAGAGCCTACGCGCTCTTGAATGATACCTTAGGGTTGCCTGAGGAGGAGTTTACCGCATTTTTAGAATATCAACAGATGGCAGACAAAGTAGAATTTATGGGGGACATAGATGTACATTCCTTGTCAGGAACAGGTCTGGCTATTGCACGATCTGTACTTAATGAAGGGATGTCATTGTTCAGTGCATTCGCCATGTTACTCAACTACCAACGATTCGGCAAGATGCCAGGAATGTGTACGGTTGTGGAGTGGTCAGTCAGGGACGAAAGCCAACACGCAGAGGGTATGGCGAAACTATTTAGGGAATTTTGTGAAGAGCATCCAAGGATTGTGAACGATGACTTTAAGAAAGAAATTTACGAAATGTTTAGACAAGCTGTCAAACTGGAAGACAAGGTTATTGACCTTGCATATGAGATGGGAGCTTTGGAAGGACTCAGTGCGGGAGAAGTTAAGCAGTATATACGTTACCTTGCAGATAGAAGGCTTATCCAATTGGGTCTCAAGTCAAATTGGAAAGTTAAGGACAATCCTCTCCCGTGGATGGAAGAGTTGATTGGTGGGTCTAGCATCAGTAACTTCTTTGAGAAGCGTGTGACGGACTACAATGCACAGGGCATGACAGGAACTTGGGGGTGGTGATGTTTAGAATCTATGAAGTCTATTGTGAAGATCGTTTTGTCGGTAACTTTAAAGACCTATCAGCAGACGGAGCAATCAACCAAGCCTACATGAAAAGCGGCAGTGCGTCCAAGTATACGGGCAATGCACGTCATATGTACAAAGCTAAGGAGATTTATAGTCGTGGTCACCGCTAGATTTCACAATGTATTCGGGCTGTCTGCAGAGACAGTCCAAAGTCAACCTGTGTTAGGTTGGAAGGAGGGGGAAGACATTGAAGATGCCAATGTGTACTTCTTTGATGGGTTTGTAATCAATATCCCCTTATGTAAAATTATGATAGGGGATATCTACGACATTTTTGAGTAGGGG